CTGGCTTAGATTCTTTCTCTCACTCCTCGAAGATCGTTTCTTCGGTCTTCTTGGATAGAGCGTCAGAGACTATTAGTGCTAGGTGAGCCTGACTACTAGTTCTCGATTCATGAGCCCTCAAAGGAATAATTCCGTTGAACTTTGGTACGGTCATTAAATCTAATGACCGCCAAGATTCTCAGAAATCAAGCCAATGAGGCTCACCTGGTCCACGGACTAATCCTTGGTGACCACGCTCTGTAATATCTTTAACGAGCGCTATCATCGGGATGTCCCATGGGATCAGTGTAGTCGAGGACGAGGGTAGGTGGTTAGAACCCGCGATATCAAACTTGTATACTTTTTGGAAAAGATCAAAGTATTCAGTTTGGATTCGCTTAATCCCTGATCCTACCTCTTTCCTGACGATCGTTTGAGCAGCTAATGTCGCTGTTCTCAAGATCTTGTCAGGGAAGAACGGCATTGCAGACTTGACTAGGGAGTGTCAACGCCTAAGGGCGTCGACAGCCTTACTCTCGTCTGAATACCAACAAGGTAGTAAAGTGTAGATCTTTAAACGTTTTAGGACTTGTTGACCTAAACGTTTGTGATCGAACACTTGGACCAGGGAGTCCAACCGGGTGCTTAAGTCAAGTACAGACTCATATCCTCTTGAAGGAACTTCGTGACTTAAAATCTCAACCAGTAATGGTCAAGATTTCATAGTCTCGAAGACTCCCGCGATTGGAAATGGTGACACTTCTACTCCTTTGGAGAATCATCTCTTGGCAAACTCAAAACTATCTTCGGATATATGAGTTTTAACCTCAGAGATTTCAACTCCTAATGAGTGGATGATGTCTCTGTAATGACATGCTACCTCATCGTGATGTATCACTATATCGTCACCTAGTAGCATGTAACAGTGTTTTGTTTGCTTAGCCGTAAGGCCAGCTCTCAAACCTGCGACATGTACTACCATGTGATGACATAGAGCAAATAATGCCCATGAAGAGTATGCTCCCATCGGTTGACCACAATTATATTTGTATGATCGACCTCTGTAAGCAAACTCTTGAGAAATCATTATTTGCCTTCAAGATTCTGCTACTTCCGGACTCGTAAGCAACGATAAGAGACGCTGTTGAATTTCAACAGGGAATCTATCTGTCGCTGCCGAGAGGTCGAAAGAATAGAATTTTGAAGATCTACTGAGGTCTTTTGCGAAACTAGAATTTAAT